GTTAAACTTTAAGCCGTGCAAAGGACAGGTTTTTACCCCATCTTTGTCAGCTTTTACTTGGCTCAAATCATATCCCCTATGAGGACATTTTCCTTTATGAATACATTTATTTTTTAGTTTTGACTTTTCGATTAAAGAAACATCCGTAATGCCTGTAAAATCTTCATTTAAAACTGGTAATAAATGATATTCTAAATCTCCAAAATCTTTCTCAGGTCTCAATTCAGTTGCAAATGTGTGCAAAGAATGAGAATTTATGACCGTTGGAAAATTACCGTCGTTTTTATGATTTATAAATCTGTAATCTAAATGAAAATGACTTTCTTTTTGACCATTCTCAACATCGTTATGAGGATGATTAATAATCGGTAATACAAAAATCTTAATATTTTTTTTAGTTTTTATATCTAACCAAATATTTTGTTCATCTTCTAATTCTCTTTTTACCAAACAAGGCACTAAAAATATTTCTCCCTTTATTAATGGCCGTTGCGCTTCTTCAACTTTCATAGTTTATTTTTATTACAAAGATAAACTATGAAGAAACTTCACAAACTACTATTAACAAAACTTTAAGATTTAAGCTTATTCTTATTATTCTCCAACAAATTCCACAAAGCTGGCCCAATCTAAATGCCTAAATTTTGAAGGATTGCTTCTCTTTATTAAATCCATGTAGATGTAAGGAGCAGCGATATTGTATATCTCAACGTCCCAGAAGTGATTCTCAATCATTGTAGTTTTTTTATCCCACTTGTATCCTACAACTTGACCGTTCTCTTTTATCTCCTTTCTTTGCTCGCTTTCAAAATGTTTAAAATAATCCTTAAAACTATATTTACCATCCCTGGGAGTTGGAAAATTCATAAACCCTGGAGGCTGTGTTCCATCATCCGTTTTTCTGAGCTTCATATAACTAGCTAGCTCATCTTTTAACTGATCGACCTCAGCTATATATAATTTAGGATTTTCTCGACTCCTCTTAACTGCTGGCGTATCTTTTGACTCAGATCTAAACTTTTTATCCGACCTTCCTTTTATTCCATATACAGGGTTATTTCCGTCAAACATATTAATAAATTGGTCTGCATACCTCGTAAAATGGCCTGTATCGATTATTGAAATGCTAATAATATATTCAGTTCCGCTTTGCCCAATAAAATCGCTTTTTATTATTTTATCCAAAATAGGCCATACGCTGTTTTTCTGACCATGCATGTAAGTGTATTTTTTTCTCTCATGATCTTTTTCAATTTCCTTTTTTGATTTTGTATGTTTACGCTTAAAAGTTCCAATGGCTCCTTGATCGATTGAATATTTTACACCATTTGCAGCATATGCGGAAATTGCCCAATCGATTCTTACATCTTCAATATCTTCATCGGTATTCATAATTCCTCCAAGGTCAGCAGCAAGAGATATAAAAACAATTTCGCCGTTTCCGTCCTCCTTTGATAGCTCATCTGGTATTATTCCAATATCATAGGTTCCCGTATTTTTCATTAATTGCATGATCTTTGGAGCCTCGCCACGTTCCTCAAATGGTAAACCTAGCCGAACATTGTAAAACGCTTTTAACATGTCAACGTTTACGGGTTTTTTTGGCGGGCATGCTTCCAAAAATTCTTTTACAAGATCTTGCCAGCTAAAAAAGCCAGGAGGTATTATAAGCGAATTAATATAATAGCTTTTATAATTTTCCTCTATTGCTTGAGCCGTTGCAATCCATTTGCCGCTTCTGTTTAATTTGTCTTTTGATTTTTGGCTAACCTTATGGCCACAGTGTGGACATTTATATCTTACGCTATTTTTTATTAGTTTATTGTTTTCGTCAGTTTCCCAGACTATTCCAGCGCGTTTGTTGTTAGGTAAATTAATTTGAAAATCCGTAGGCATCCAACCATCGCATTTTTCGCAAAGCCAATGCCATTTTCTCTGGTCCCCTTGCATGTAAGATTCATAAACGTTTGACGATTGGGTTTCTGTAGGCGTGGAAATAACATACATTTTCGCTAAATTACCATAGGAGGTTTGACGCGCTTCAACTAGCTTTCTAATGCTTCCCTCTTTTTTATCACTTTTTGGAGCAGCATCAAAGTCATCCATGAGAACAGTCTTAACACTGAAAAATCTAAACTTACTAGCGTTATTGGTTCCCTCAATAATTGCGGATCCGCCAGCAAATTCCTTTGATAAATCCGTGTCTCCAGATCGTTGACCCTTCGCTCTTATAGTGTTGGGCCTAATTAGATGCTTTAAATTACTAGCCTGCATAATATTATCAAACCGCTCCCGAATTGTTTTCTTTGCCAAATCCTTATCTCCAGCAGTAAATAAAAAATTATCTGGATTTTCAGAAATTATGTAAGCCATACCAGGAACCACCAAACCTTGAGTAATTCCAGATTGAGCGGATTTCATAACCGCCACCATTTTAGTTGGATCGCTCGGGTGTAAAGTATCTACAATTTCCCGACAATATGGCGATAGATCGTAACTCATACGGCCGTTAAATCTGGAAACCTCTTTTGGTAAAAAAATATTATCCTCAATCCATTGGCTCGGAATCTCTTTTACAGATTTATAACTGTATAGTTTTTCTTGAAAACTATTTACTTTGTCCCTCCATTGTTCTGCTATCATTTTCTTTGCCCTCTGTTTAGCGTCTCTGAATATTCAGAAATTGCGTTATTTAATTCCATTTCGGATAAATCCTTTGATTTTTCCACATTTAAATTAATGATTATTGAAAGTTTATCCATAATTTCAGCGAGTTTAGTCCTATCACCTTCTGCTAAAATTTCACAATATACACTAGCTAAATTTTCTGCATCACTTTGGAAGGTCGAAAAAATGCTTTTGTTGTGTATGTTTAATATTTGAAAAACTAAATCAACTGGAATTAATTTACCAGCCATTTTTTCAATTTTTAAACGCTCATGCTCCGCCCTATATTCTACTAGCTCCGCATCCGCTTTCTTTTTTCTAGTATTCCAATCAACGATCGCCTGGCTATTTATATCAGCAGCACTTGGAGCGTCGTTGGCTTTGTTTTTCATGGGTGTCGTGGAACCCGACGGCCTTGGTTTTTTCTTAATCGTTGGCAATGGTTCTGCCAATGGCTTTCTCTTTGTCTTAGGTAACGGCTTTACTACTTCCGCATAAACGTTATTTATTGATTTATTTTTATCATCAAACTTTTTTTGATATCGATCAAAGAAGGCTTTATTTTGTGCGTTCTCTGTATTTATTTTTCTAAATTCAACTACCAAATTATTTCTAGCAACGTTGGTATTTATTACTTGAGCATTTGTGTGGCAAAGAGCAGCAAATTCTTTTCTAGTTAGTTTGGCCATTATTGGTTTATGATGTCAATGCAATTCTCAATTTTAGAAATACATTTTTGATAAAATATAATATTTGTTTTTTGATTTAATTCAGTAGCTATTTTTAAATTGTAAGTGTATATAAATCTTTTTTCTTTTAGTAAATTTTTTAGCTCCTCCATTTTATTTTATTTTGTTATTTTTTTTACCTGAACCCTGTATTTTACAAGGGTTTTCGATTTGTTATATAACAAAGATAATATAATTTTGTACAAAGCCATATAACAAAGTCCAAATCTGTGTAAAATGAATAAAGATTGGAGTGTTTAAAGTATTGCATAATTTAACAGAACCTCTGAAAGTACCTAAAAAATTTAGTGTCTAACGTACCACACTTAACGCCTAAGACATTTAAACAACACACGCACACACATATAAGTAATTAATCAATACAGTTGCTTAGAAGGCTTTAAAATCACTATTTATTTTACTGATTTGCTTTAATAAAGAATAAATTAACAACTTAACGGGTAATATTATCAATTATATTCTGTTTGCTGCTTTTTACTATCTCATTTGCTACTTTTTACTATAATAATTATCTATAGTTAACATCATTAATAATAGATTAAGTTTATATAAATAAAAAAATAGTGCAACATTATAGTAAAAAAGTGCATCAAAACAACTAAATAATATTGATGCACACCTTTGATGCCCACCCCTTAACTAAAGATAATACATTAAATACGTGATAGTTATAGTTAAGATAGTGCAACACTTGGTAAAAAACCCCTATAACTATTATAGAATAATATAAAAGTTAGGGTGATATTTAGAGAATGTTGCACTTTTTACTCATAAAACTTTGATAATCAAGTATTTAAAGGGTGTGCATCAAGGGTGTGTATCAGAATGTTGATGCACTTTTTAGTTTATTATTCTTAAAACTTTGTTAAGTATATATTTTAAAGCTTTCTTATAACTTACATTTGTATAAGCAAAAACGCTAAAAAAAACACATTATGAGCAAATCAATAAAAACAAACAAAAGCAAATCAATGATTTACCCAGAATTAGGAGAAACAACAAACGCAGCAATTGAGTACAGAGCTAGTTATTCAAATGGCTTTTATCTTACTACAGACTTAGAATTAAAGGGTAGAGGTATTACTATAATCGGAGATGGCAGCGTTCACAAAAGAGGAAAAAAGACTTATAGAGCTACTAAAACAGCTATGGATAAATTAAAGAAAAATCACGAGGTTTGCTATCTAGCAAGCTTTTAATAAATAAGCAGCACAATGAAAGAAAAAAGCAAAGAGGAAAAGCAAATTGATTTAGCAATTGAAAAAGCTCGCAGAGAAGAGCGAAGACAAAGCCGTTTCTATATTAGTTCTTTTGATTACGGAAAAGGTTTTAGAGCCGGTATTGATTATCAAAAGAAGTTAGTAAGCGATGAGGAAAAG